GAGCCAGAGATAGTGCGTGATACGTGGGGAGGCAAAGAACACATCGAGTACGTTGCTTACGTGGGCGGCGAAGAGATTTCACGTTGGGACAATCCCTTCGACGCAGCTAACGCAGTCCATGAGGGAATGCACTGTGACGGCTTCGTTGAAATCTCATCGTCCAATGTTCATGAAATCGAGGAGCTTGTGCAAGCATGAAACAATCAGCACCGTTGAAATTCCGTTCAAGATCGGCCCTGCTCTATCACTATTGGGGCTTGGTCTTCGGCAGGCTCACCAACAAGGTCGCTGCAATTCAGATGACCGTGGTGGAAGGTCATGCCGCTGTGTGGGCAGGAGTGAACGCGGCCGACAACGTTTCATGGGTGCAAGGTGGAATTGCACAATCTAGTGGGCAGGCTGTGCCCGAGGTCTACATCGAGCGACACCAATACAACGACATGCCGCGCTACACGGCATTTCCTTTGCCAGCGGGCAAGGAGCTAGGCACGGTTGTCACTGTGAAATTGGTGCGCACGAGCTACAAGCACTGGAAGGTCATCGTCTCCTGGGGAAATGAAAAGCACGAGTCGGAACCGACGTACATCCCGCGAGGCAAGACCATCGACGCTTGCCTTGAAATTTGGGGCCACTGCTCTGCCGTGGTCACGATCAACGGCAAGACGGTCAAGGGATCGGCCAAGCAGTGAGCGCACCACCACTCCCGTTCAAGCTCAGCCGGATGTCCAACGGCGTGCAGAAGGCGTATGCCAACTTCGTGAAATTCTACGGCCCGGTCAAGGGAACGGATATATTCCTGCTCAAAGCGCAGGAGGAAGGCACGGGTAACACGATCCGTCAGAAGGTCGAGTCTGTCTACACAAAAGGAGCGAAACTGAAAAAGTGAAACGGGACGAACGAGGCCGGGTCGTATCAGAAGTGAAATACATCAAGGGCGACAAGCATCGGCTCTGCTCCGGGCCAGCCCACGATGAGCCGGTGTGGTTGCCGGAAACCGAGAAGTATTTCTACAAGCACAAGACAGGCAGACGCATGGGGAAATTCACCAATCGCTGTCGCCTCTGTGTCAACTGGAACAAGCTGAAGTCGCCGGGTGAGTCGGGCACCGTGCCGGTCAGTGAAGTCCAGTCGTATTTCATCGAGGGAGTCAGGCGCGTAGGGATGATGGAATTCTGCCGTCGCACCGGACTGACGCAGACCACGATGCGCGATGTGACTCTCGGCAGGCAGATGAGAGTGCAGAAGAGGACGGTTCGCAAGGTCATGCTGGAAGTAATTTCAATCCGACGCAAGGGTGAAGTCCGCCACAAGGATTCGATTCGTGCAGGAGCGCGGTTACGTGGCCGGAATGAAAAAGAAGTGAAATCTAAGCGTGATCTTTACCAGCCCGAAGGCGACAAGGAGATGGAGCGAGGGAGACGCCGCAGAGCCGCCGCGCTATAACTTGGGGCGTCGTCGTGCCAACTTCTCGGGCGACTGACGTTCGGGCCGGGGAGAGCCGCTTTCGGGCGGCTCTTTCCTTTGCAATTCCAATCCTTTAGAGTGGGTAGGCAAGACGCCGCAGATTTCAGCGTTTCCCGCCTTGCCGACACAGACGAAATCCCGCAAAGCCAAAGGAAAAGCCGCTCAGGGCAGCGGGAATTTCACATCCCTTCGTACCCTGGCTAGGCCCGACGAGTGGGCGCTGGGAATGCGATTGAGGGTAGATGCACGTCCCTTCACCCTCGATGGCGGCGAATACGTGCGCCAGATCATCCGGGACTACTCTCCGACGATTGTAATTCCGAAGGGCGCACAGATGCGGTTGACCGTGACGGCAATTACACGGACGCTGCACAACATCACTGAGCGCCGATGGAATGGCCTCTATCTCCTGCCGCTGAAGACGGGTGCAATTCCATTCGTGCAAGGCCGGATCGACCCGATCATCGAGTCCAACCCCGGACTCGTCTCGCGCTTTTCATCCGTGGACAACCGCCTACATAAGCAGACGGCAGACGGCGTAAATTTCTATGTGCGCGGAACGAACATCATCCGCGAGCTTCAGGAGTTTCCCGTTGACTTTGAAATTTGGGATGAGCGCGACCGAATGGTGGAGGACAATCTTGAAGACGCTAGGCACCGCATGGACGGCTCACAAATCCGGCAAGTCCTCATCTTGTCTACTCCGACGGTTGACGGCTATGGAGTCTACGCAGACGACGGCTGGGCCGCTAGCGATCAGCACCGTTGGGAAGTCCCTTGTCCGTCCTGCGGGAGATTTCAGGTTCTCAATTTCAACGATCCGTCGCTTGACTACAACTCGGTCATGCTGGGCGATCAGCCTTCAGAATGCGTGGTTGAGTGTGCGTTCTGTCATCGACAGATTGGAGACAAGGAGCGGCCCGGACTGAATTCCCTTGGGCGCTGGACTGCGCACAACCTGCAAGGCAACATCCGGGGCTATCACATCTCGCAGTTGAATTCCCCGACGCAGCCACTCGTTGAAATTATGAAGGACTACTACGAGGGTGAGCGCGAAGCGAGGAAGCTGAAGTCGTTCTGGAACCTCAACATGGGGCGAGCCTACACCGCTCCCGGCGACAAAATTACAGTTGAGCTTCTGGACAAGTGCCGCATGAAGGGCTACCTCACGGGAGGAATTCCGAATGGATGGCTGGCGGTTGGAATCGACGTGGGAACAAAAATTCACGTTTGGTGCTGGCACTTCGGGCGCGGCGGTCAGAAACTCCTGTGGAACATCAAGCTCTTCAACGAGTGGAGCGAATTGGACAATTTCCTTTCGACTCTTCTCTCGTGGTCAGGCGTGATCGACGCGCATCCTGAAAAGAAGCTGGCGGCAGACCTAGCGCTGAAATACCACGGCCGCTTGCGAGTCGGCTTCTCGGAGGATCGTCTACAGGCAAGCGAGATGGCGGTATTTCATCCGCTGAAGGTTGGCGAGGCTGGGCGCGTGAATATCGACAAGTCGATGGCGCTCGACTCTGTAATTCAGGACTACCTCAACGGCAACGCATGGCTACCGATAGATGCACGCGATCTTGGCGAGGAAATGCCGCGCAAGCCGTTCAACGGACTCTACTCGCAGCTTACGCAGATGGTGCGGCTGGAAGAGGAAAATACACGAGGCACCATCGTCGGGCATTGGGTCAAGAACAGAAATCCCGATCACTGGCATCACGCGAACATGTTTGCGACCGTGGCCGCGCAGAGTCAGCCTGCTCTCATGGTGCCTGCGGGTGTCAGTAATTTCCTAAACAAGTCGGTGATGTGAAATGGCAGAGCGCAGACCATCAACGCCGAATAGCCGGACATCGAAGCGCAACGCTGAAATCCGTTCGGTGCGGCGTCGGTACAAGGTCAACGTTTCACGGTCAACGAAGCTAACTGCTGCTGAAATTCCACACGTCAAGCAGATGCTCGTCGTGCTTCAGCTTGCGGGCTACAACCACACGCAGAAAGCTCGCATCATTGGAATTTCAGTCGATCAGGTCAGGGAGTTTCTGAACGATCCGGCTGTGCAGGAGATGCTTGTTCTCCTGCGCGAGCGAATTCCAGACGCGGCGCTAGAGCTTCTTCAGGGCTACATGATCGAGGCGATCCAGGCGATTGTCGATGTCATGCGGCGCAGTGCTGACGACAAGACTGTAATTCAGGCAGCGGCAGACATCCTCGACCGTGGTGGCTTGGGAAAGGTCAGTCGGCAAGAGCGTCACCAAACCAACGAGGACATGACCACAATTACAGACGACGGGATCGTGGAGAAGCTGCGCGAAGCTTCGCCTGAAATTCAGGAGGAGGCTGCGCAGTTGATCGAGCGGCTGGAAGGCTTGCTCTCTGCGGCGTCCGAGCCGGAAGTGGAGACACCCGATGCGTAATCCCATGCGCGTAGTGAGCGAGCAGATCATCTCGCCGTTTTTCAACTGGCTGAGCTTCAGCGGCATCCGTTCGTCGTTCCGTGTAATTGGCTCGACGTTCTGGCCTTCGGCGCATCCGCGTTCCGAAGGCACCATCATCAACTACGACCTTGCGCGGCAGTATTACCGAAATTCCGGTGACAACGCTCTCGGTGCCAGCTTCGCAAAGCCGATCATCGACTTGCAGGTTGGCTTCATTGGAATTCCAACCGTGCAGGTTGACGACGTTGACGAGGACGATCCGCCGAACGCAACGGTCGATACGGACACCAACGACTTCCTCAACGAGTGTATTTCAGATTCATGGGCACCGGACTTGCAGGAGATGTTCAAGTCTGCACTGCGGGACTCAAAGGTAATTGTTCGCTTTCGCAGGCCGGACATTCTCGATCCGCTCATGACGATTGACGAGGCCGACAGGTACACCATCGAGTGCATCCCGCCCGAGCGCGTCACTCTGGAATACAACCTGCACAACAAGAACATCATCGAGAAGGCAACTGTAATTCACCGCATGATCATCGTCGTACAGGAAGGCGACGTAGCTACCGGACTGGAACCAATCGAAGAGGAGCATGACATCGTTGAAATTGTTACCCGCGATGACTATACCTACTTCGATCAGAACACGCACACATGGCTCGCTGACATGGCGGCTCCGAATCGCTGGGGATTCGTTCCGTTCGTAGAAGTTTTCAACGAGTGGGATGCAGCGCTACAAGGCGGACAGTCCGACATCGAATCTGTAATTCCATTCCTCAACGCTTTCCACGACGTACTCGCGCAAGGACTGCAAGCGCACAAGTACCACAGCACACCGAAGATCAAGATGAAGCTGATGGACGTGGGGAATTTCATCAAGAACAACTTCCCCGACGCATGGGACGAGACAACCGGCAGGATCAAGCAAGGAGCGACGGTCAATTGGAGCGGTCGTGAAATCATCTTCTTCAACTCGGAAGAAGACGGGAGCTTCCTTGAAGCCAAATCGGTACTTGGCGATACGCGGTCGCTTCTCGACTTTCTCATCGACTGTATTTCAATTGCATCGCAAACGCCTGAGTGGGCGTTCATGAGAGTCGATTCAGGATCGGCCAACTCAGATCGCAACGCGCAGACCGTGCCATTCTTGCGCAAGGTGATGCGCAAGCGGATTTCATTCAACAAGGCGATCCAGACGTTGTGCAAGATGGCGCTGGTAGCTTACGGTGAAATTCCGTACTCGCCTAAGGTTGTGTGGGATACGGTCAGGCCGGACGATCAACTCGTGATGGCGCAGGCATTTCAGCAGATCATCATGGGGTTGGAAGTCGCAGCGCAGCGCGGGGAAATTTCAGACAACACGTACCGGGAAACGATCCGACAATTCCTGCCGCTCATGGGTGACGGCGTGACGGAAGCTAAGACTGCAATTCCGCCGCCTCCTCCACCGCCGCAGTTGATGCCGGGTGAGTCGCAGAACGGAAATACGCCGTCGTCAGGCACGTCCTCGGTGCCGGTCAAGGCTGGGCAACAAGGAGGCAACGAATGAGACGTGCCGGTGCAGGAAGGAAGCGCAAGCTGAGAATTTCAAAGTCGTACTCCGTCAAGCGCAAGCCACGGGCCAAGTCGCCTAAGCAGATGTCGGCAACGATGGGCAGGCGCAGAAAGAGAGCCGCACATGGCCGCTAACAAGAGTACGGGGAATCTCCCGACGATTCCAATTACAACTCCGCGTGGCGGCGCTTACTTGCGCTACCGCGTGATGGGCACGAAATTCGGCGGCACCAAGCTACTGCGCATCCTGCCTGCCGGATGGAACGGGCAATTCATGAGGCTGGTCAAGAGGTAATTTCATGAGAGGACGCAAAGGCGGAAGCAACAAGCTCCTAAGAGCTAAGCGGCATAAGGAGAGTTGAAATGGCACGTCGCAAATCCGGTATTTACATCAAGAAGAAGAACCGGGGCAAGCTGCGGGCCAAGGCGGGAGTGAAAAAGGGCAACAAGATTCCGGCGAGCAAGCTCAGGCAGATGAAAAAGTCGAAGAGCGCAGCAACCCGGAGACAGGCGACGTTCGCGCTGAACGCTCGCAAGTGGAAAAAGGGTGGAAGGAGGAAGCGGTAGTGGCTCAGAAGCCAATTGCACTTCGCACACGCACAACCATCACCGGGGATCGTGGTGGGGCTGCGACCATCCTGCGTTCGGGCGCGGTCGCGCACATGAAAGAGCTAATCAACTACGGACAGACTTCCAACCGGCGTTTCCGCATCCGGCGGAAGTAGGAGGAATTTCATGGCATCGAAAACCAAGAACAGTGCTGTCCAGCCTGTAAAGGGCAGCATCGGCAACAAGAGTCCGAACCAGCGGGCCGTACTCGGCTATGCGCCGATCAAGACGCCTAGGACGTTGCGTGCGCTCGATCCGATGCAGTACGTCACGTTGCAGCGGCAGGCACCCGGCGCGACGGTTGAAATGCTCAACAACCCGACGATCACGAAGAACCAGTTTTACCAGCGTGGTCGGCCAATTACAAAGACGCGGGCAGCAGTGCGGAGGCTCTTCCGCAAAGACCCGTACAACATTTGGTCGGTGGCTGGCACTGCGCCGCCGCCATTTTCATCTGGCGCGACGACCGCAACGTTCGCTCCTGAGGCCGACAACGTGACCAACAACCCCAACCCCATGTTCCAGCCGATGAAGGGCGTGGCCGTCGTGCAAGCTCCGAGGGTGACGCGCTATCCGCAGCCGGTGCAGGGAGTGAAAAACCACGGTTCGACGTTTGCTCCGAACCGTCAGACGCAGTTTGGCGGAAAGACGCTGAAGAGGCGCTAGATGGACGAAAACGAAATCACCGAAGTCTTCGATAGCGTCGCGGAAATTTCAAGCGACACGGGAGGGCTTGTCACTCTCTCGCCGGATGTCGTTGCCGCCGTTACCGATGGCGACGATGATCCTCGTTTCGCAACGTTCGTGATCGAGTCGGGTTGGTCAAAATCCAAACGCTATTGGGGGCCAGAGCTTTTCAATGAAATTGCTGGCGAAATCTCATCTGCTTCAGCACACGAGCCAATCGTCGGATACATGGGGCATATCAAGCCCGAAGACGATGCCTACTCCTTCCCTGAAATTCAGCTTCAGTGGGTTGGAGCAAAGCTCATTCAAGCAGGCGAGCGGGCGAAGCTAGCAGTAAAGGCTTACGTGCTTCCCGGAACGAAGGGCCGCGATTACCTGCGGCGTGGCCTTGTGAAAACCGTCTCGTGGCGAGGTAAGGCAGCGCAGGAGCCATACGAGAAAGGAGTGCGAGTAAGGAAATTCCAGATCGAGTCAATCGACCTGTCACGGCCAAGAGCGGCCGGAATGAGTGCGCGGCTTGTAGGCGGACTCACAAGTGAAATGGAGGAAGGAGGAAACACAGTGAAGCCAGAGGAAATTGCTGCGCTTCAGGAGAACGAGCTTCGCGCACACAATTCCG